TTCCTGCAAATGACATACGATGGATACAACAAAGCAATGGAGGATAACCGTAGCTATCCTTGGCAGGTATTCTTTAAGCGAGCTGTGGAAGATGGTCAGCCTATCTGGAAAGAACAATTTCCACTTTCTAAGCTAAATGCAAAGAAAAGGGAGTTTATAGAAGCGGGACTCGTAAATAAGTTTGCTCAGGAGTACATGAATGATGCTAGAGATATATCCAATGCGTCATTTAAGATAGATAGGATACAGTACTTTGCTGGTGAGAGGAAGTATATCAATGGATTCAATTACATAGCAGAGCATGATGAGATGATACCCATTAATCTTTACATAGGTGTAGACCTTGCAGCGACAGCTAGTGAGACCTCTGACTATCAAGTAATATTGGTCATGGGTATAGATTCACGCTCTAATCGCTATGTCTTAGAATATTTTAGAGAACGTATCCCTACCTTTGATGTGCCACAAAAGATTATAGACCTAGCCAAGAAATACAATCCAGTCAAAAGGGTAACGATAGAAACGGTAGCAGCACAAGAGATGGTAAGAGATATGGTAACCCGTATGAGCGCACAAGAAAAACGCTTAATGCCCGGTATCTTCAAAGGTGTTAAACCTCCCAATAGGATTAAAAAGGCAGATAGATTGGAAACAACGCTAGGACCCATAGTCAATTCAAAGAAGTTGTATATACGCAGAGAGATGACAGAGATAGTAGATGAGTTCTTTGAACACCCCAAACCTAGGAACGACGATATCATGGATGCTCTTTACTATGCGGATTACTTTGCAAGAGCGCCTAAGTCAGCCGCTACACCAAAAGAAGGATTCAAAGGGGATAAGAGAAAAGAAAGTCTATTCCCAAAATTAAAAAAGTATAATTGGATGACAGGGGCAAGAACATAAAATAAGCTATTGTTAGTTACAATATTTCTTTTTATATTCTCCCGATAGAAGATTTCTGTTATAATAATTAAGCTATAGGACCACATACCAAATGGCAAATAGAAGCAGAATGATGTTTCCAGACTCAGGCTTAGTAGTCGGACCATCCCATAGTGACGGAGGAGTTTACGCTTCTGTTGCTAGCGGTCCCGATGTAGAACTAGAAGGCGGAGAGTTTATCATCAATAAAGAGGCTACTGAGGACTTCTTGCCTCTCATCAAGCAAATCAACGATATCGGAAGGATGGAACAGATGAATAACACTGATAACGCTCAAAACGCTCATAGTGCTATAGATGCACTTATTGCCAGTGCCAGCACCCAGATGATGCCCGGAGGAGGTATGGTCGCACCTAAGACCCCAATGTACCAAGAAGGAGGTCCTCTTCATAGTCGTAGAATGTTTAATCAAGGTACTGGTTTTGACAAGAAGAAGTCTGACCTAGATAACGATGGTAAGATATCTGAGTATGAAAAGAAAAGAGGGATGGCTATTGCTAAGTCAATGAAGAATCAAATGCAGATGGGTGGTATGATTGGTATGCAACAACCTATGATGCAAAGACCTATGAATCCAGCTATGAATCTTAGCCCTATGCAAAGAATGGGTAATAATATGCCACCAATGATGTATCAAGAGGGTGGTAAAGTGTCTCAAGAAGATGTTTTAAGAATGGTTGATTCTTTGTACAGCGATGTAGAAAATCCTTTTACTAGAGAGTTATTATTTCAAACTGACCCTGATATGAAAGATATGCCGGGTAGAGTAAATCCAATGAGAGCACTATTAGAAGCTTTGACTACGCAAAGAGCTACAAGAGATGGTGGTAGATTTAAAAGCATGATGGGTAGATACAAGCTAGATGATAGCCCAAAACCTAGAGGTATTGACGAACTGTTAAGTAATATTAACTTACAAAGCATGATGCAAGAAGCTAAACCCAGCAGGAAAGGAAGAGACCAGTCTCAAATAGTGCAAGATAATCTTGCTAGACGGATAGGTTCTAGCTCTGATATACAAACACCAAATGATTTAGTTAGATACTTGACGACTGTTAGACCAGCCTTTGAAGTTAGCAGCCCTAAAGATAACGAAAACATAGAGAACTTTTTTAAGATGCTAGAAAGTATAGACGCTGTTCCTAAGTCTAGAAAATCAATGCAAATGGGTGGGCAGGTACAACTTAGAAAACAAGCTGAAATGAAAAGGTCAAAAACTCCAGAATTAAACATTCTCTTTCCAGATTTAACCCCTAGCTCTCCTCCTGATATTAGCGGTTTCAATGAGCCAAACATAAGCGAAACACCGATGAGATTGCTTATTGATACAGGTAAAGTAAAAAAAGAAGTTGGAGATATCAATAGAAGTAAGGGTTTCAAAAACGCAATAAATTACAATGCTTTATTAGAGGAACTTGACAAATACTTTCCAAAAAATTTATCAAAAGCCCAAGAGGGTGGTATGATTTCTGATAACAATTTGATGGGAGCCATGGCTAATGACAGGAGAGTGGCAGCGTTACAACCAGATGTTTATTCTTCTAAGATGGAAAATGGAATGACAGGTTAGCAAAAAATGATGGTTCCAAAATTAGCAGAAGCCAGACTACCTGTGTATGGGATTGAGGATCCTCTTTCTAGAAGACAAAGTTCTATGCTAAAGAAAAATGCAGTTAGCCCAAGTGCTTTGAATCCTAATGTAAAAGGGCTAGTAAATAGATTGTTAGTACAAAGATTAGCAAACGAGACTACTTAATGGTATTAGAAAAAGATAAAAGAGCAGATTATAACCAAGAACTATATCGCAGATATAGAGATGCTAGAAAAAGCTGGGATACCGAAGCTCGTTTTGATATAGATTTTTTTCATGGTAACCACTACTCTACAGAAGAAGTAGATGAGTTACAATCAAGAAACCAAGCTGATGTACCAATGGATAGGATTGGACCAGCTATTGAAAAATTTAAAGCTGTTTTAACTTCACGTTCTCCAGCATTTACCATGACACCCAGAGAAGACTCCGATGTAAAGATTGCTTCTATATGGAGAGTTATCATGGGTTATATCTGGGGTAACTCAAATGGTGATTATCAGTTAAAGCACGCAATACACGATTACGCAACGACCGGATTAGGTTATTTGTATTCGTATGTAGACCCTGAATCAGATTTTGGTAGAGGTGATGTCAAGTTCACTTATGTAAATCCCTTTCGAGTATATGCCTCTCCTAACACCCGAAATCGTTGGTTTGATGATGCTGAAAGTATTATTCTTTCCACGATACTAACCGGTGAACAGGTCGTCAACCTCTACCCTGAATTAGGAGAACAAGAAGACCCAGAGACTGGAGAGATGCAAGTTGGCATTATACAGGATTTAGAAACTTATCTTGAAGAAGATTATCCTGATGCAATGAATGCTAATAATAAAAAGATATTTACTCCTTCTGAGGTCAAGGATTTAGACTATTATGAAAGACAAAAGTATCAGATACTAGAAAGATTCTACAAGGTTAAAGTTAATTTTTACCGTATCATAGATATGCAGAACGGTGAAGAAGTAATTTTAAGTGAACCTGAGTATTCAGAGTTTATTGAAAATAATAGAGAACAGATAGAAGCAGGTCAATATGAAGTTATACCAGTAAGACAGACTAGAGTAAAGGTCTGTGCTAGTATTGGTCAAGTGGTTTTGTATGAGACTATATTGAATACTGACCACTATCCTATAGTTCCCTTTCCAAATGTGTTTACAGAAACCCCTTATCCAAAGTCAGATGTATCAAGGGCAAGACCCATGCAAAGGCTTTTAAATAAGTTATGGTCATTGGCACTGTCACACGCACAAGCATCTGGAGGGTTAAAGCTATTAGTCCCATTAGGAAGTGTAGAAGACCTTGGTCAACTAGAAAGAGATTGGGCAAATCCAAACGCAGTCATAGAAGTAGATAGTACACAGGGTGAGCCACACTTTCCAGCTCCGCAGCCATTGTCTTCTGAGTTCTATAGACTAATACAACAGTGTGAGTTCTATATTGACTTTACATTTGGATTACCTGAGATGATGCACGGTTTTGCAGAAAAGGCACCAGAGACAGTAAGAGCTACGGAAAGGATGATATCCCTAGGTTCAGAAAGACCAAAGTCAAAACTAAGAGACATAGAGTTTAGTATCAACAGATTAGGACAGGTGTTGTACAACTTATCCAAAGGTCACTACACATATAAAAAGATTTTTAGGCTTAATGAAGCCAATAATGATATTACAGAAGCAACTATTAATATGTATGATAAAAAGGTAGGAGCAATACTATATATCAAAAAAGAAAAACATAATTTACAACAGCATGACGTTAGAATTGAGCCCGGTTCTACGCTACCAACCAATAAGTATGCAGAGCTTGGTGTATACATGGAAGCATTTAGAATGGGCATCGTAGATAGAACAGAGGTTCTCAAAAAGAATCCTGAGATATTTGACAAGGAAGGTGTAATGAGAAGAACAGAAGAAAGACAGTTATTACAACAACAGATTGCTGCAATGACCGAGCAAATTAAGAATTTGGAGGGCGACCTCCAGACTGCCCAAAGGGAGTCCATAAGTGATAGAAAGAAAGTCGAAGTCGAGAAATTCAAGACTAGATTGAAAGATATCTCTTCGGACGCCAAAGCTGATAGACGAGTTCAACTAAACAACCTACAATCAAAGGTGAAGCTCGAAGCGGAGAAATTAGCGAATGTTAGAAAAGACGCTAGTTCTGCTCCTGAAGCTTAGAGACATCTGAAAGGAATATAATGGATAATCAACAAGTAGAGGCTACACCAACCGCTGATGGTTTGGTAGATGGTGGCGCTGATATAGTACAAGAAGTAAGAGAACAAACAGACGCTCAGTATGAGCAACAAGCTGAACAACCTGTAGAGCAAGCTGTAGACTACAATGCTCCAGAGGTCAATGTAGAAAGCGAAACAACTCCAGTAAATGAATGGGAGGTAGAAGCACGTAAATTTCAATCTATGTATGATAAATCAACAGCAGAGAATGATAAACTACGTAAGTTTGAGCCTCTTGGACAATTATTAGAGCAAAGACCTGATTTGGTAAATATGCTTCAAGAAAATATCAATGCACCACAACAAACACAACAACCACAACAACAGCAACAACAAGGTCAACCGGGTCTGAAACCGGAAGACTTTAACCCTTGGGATGCGTATTATAATGCAGAATCACCTTCTTTTAAGTTCAGGCTGAATCAAGAGATGCAGCTTGCCAAAGATGTCGTTGATAATGCGATGGCGCAACAAAAGAGACAGATGCAAGAAGAAATAACCTACAACAATACAGTCAATGAGCTTAGAAACACTTATAAGTTTTCGGATGGAGACGTTCAAGAGTTTATGGGGTTTGTTACTCAGCCCAAAGAATCTGTAGGGTTATCTAATCTTGTCAAGCTATTCAGAGATGTAAAAAACAAAGGTAACGCTCCAGAGACAGCCCAAGCAGTACAGAATGCCCAACAACAACCTAGAACAGCCGGAGTACTACAAGGTGGTGCACAAAGCTCACCAAAGAGTACAGAGAATCAAATGTGGGATAATATAGTAAATGCTGGGAGTCGAAATAGCGTCCTTTAATTAATCACATAATGGAAGGAATGACAAATGTCAACATTTAATAATCCACATCCACTCAAGGTTGGAGACCCCGGTGCAGTTATAGACAGCACGATTCCTTCGAGACGACTGTTTAACTTTAGTGATAGAGTAGCAGACCTCGCTCCAGAAGAATCGCCGTTTTTTGTATACTTATCCAAGGTAGCCAAAGTCCCTACGGATGACCCACAGTTTAGATGGTTGAAAGACAGAAACAAGATTGATATGACAGATAGAAGTTTTCGTCTAGCAGCCGCTCACACTGTACCAGCTGCAGGCAGTACATTAACTTATACTGTTGAAACTGCTGGAACTTCACAAGGTTCAGTAGACTTTCTTATAAAAGGAATGGTCTTCGCTGTTGGTGAAACTAATGCTTCAACCAACGAACCAGAAACCGCAATCGTCAGAATAGAAAGTTCTCCAGTAGACACTGGTGATACAACCACATTTACTGGTCGTACTGTGTCTGCAGCAACAGGTTCAACCACCGGAGCTGCTGACCAAACACTATGTACCGTAATCGGTAGTGCATTTGAAGAAGGAACTGGTTCTCCAGACTCTTTCTCAAAGCATTTAGACAACGGTGTCGGATACTGTCAAATCTTTAAAACCTCTTGTGAGCTAACCAATACTGCAAGAGCTACTGTATATCGTGGATATGCTAGTGAGTTTGATAGAATCTGGAACCTAAAATTACGTGAGCACAAAGTTGATATCGAAAGAGCTATGCTTTTCGGTCAAGGTGGTCTCGTAAACGGTATATCTTACTCTGATGGTATCATTGGAAGTATTGTGAAAAATTCACAGTCACAAATTAAAGATAATGCTCAGTTAGATTACACACAGGATAAAGCATACTTCTCAACCCGCTCAGACGCACAGTTCACTTACGATGCGTTACTAGCTGACTTAGAAGTTGTCTTTGACCCTGCACGTGGTGGAGCTGGCGCAAAGCTTGCGTTATGCTCATTACCTGTAATCACATTCTTTAATAAGATGGCAAGTTCAGGTACTTTCTTATCTTCAGTACATTCTGCTGCTAATCCTTTAATGTCACAAGAGAAAGGTTCTTTTGGACATAAGGTGGTCAAAGTAGAAACTATTCATGGTGACCTAACCCTAGTAAAAGAACCTTTATTTAGAGGTTTTGCTGCTGGATTCATGGCTATGGTTGACTTGGACCAAGTTGCTTACAGACCTTTAGTTGGTAACGGTGTAAACAGAGACACACACATTATGACTAATGTGCAGTCTGCTGATGAAGACCTACGTAAAGATATGGTATTGACTGAAGCTGGTTTAGAGGTTTCTTTACCAGAAGCACACGCATTGTTTAACTTTGAATCTGCTTACACAGCACCATAATCTAGGAGGTAATGAATAATGAGAGCCGCAACAAGAGAAAAGAATAGTGGTAAAGGTGGATTTCTACAAAAGATAGAACCAATCACCGTAGCTCGTACACTAACAGCCGCTGATAGTGGTAAGGTCTTCATGCTAAGTTCAGCAGGTGGAGCTTACTCTGTCACATTGCCAACTGCCTCATCCGGAGTTGATGGTATCCACTACAAATTTATTGTAGAGGAAGAGACCCCAACAGGAGCTATTACTATAGCTGCAGGTAGCGCAATCATTAGTTTAGTGATGAAAGACCCCGGTGGTGACGCTTCTAATTCTACAGCAGGTACACAGGTATCTAATATTGTAATTGGTACTTCAGCACAAAAAGGTGATTACATTAACATAATGTACGCTGGTGGTGAATATCTTGCAGAAGCGATGTCAGGTATCAATGACGCATTAACCACTTCATAACCCTAAACAATACGGGTAACAGACTTGGATTCTGTGGGGGTTACTGAAAAAGAGTAGCCCCCGAATATCCTAAACATTTAAAACAGGAGTAATTATGGCTGCTTATGGTAATTTAAAAGTAAAAGTTATGATACATCCCGGTAATCCCGGAGAAGAAGATGGCGCAGTAGGAACTATGGCAAGGGATATCAAGGATTATGTAGCTACTTTAGATTCTACCAATAATGAAGTTTTATCTATCACACACACACAATTAAATGGTGATAGAATTATGACATTAATTGTCGGAGGAACTTAATGAACTGTCAGCATTGTGAAGCTGAAAATGAAGGTGGATGGTTTTATTGTAGGGAGTGCGGTAAAAGAGCGCATCCTCCTAGGTACAGTACAGCTACAATTATAAGGGATAGCCGTTTTGCAACTGCTATTCGCAAAGACCATATTAACTTTAAAACCATGTCTATGGCAGAGGACATAGAATCAAAGGGAGGACAGATAAGTGGCAACATTTAGCGCACAAGTTGTTGACTTGATTGGTACTTTTAGCGATGAGACAGCGTTAGATACCTTCATAACAGAAGGCGCTAATCAAGTGATTGACGCTATGCCTCGACCTTTGCTTGAAAGAATA